TATAATATGTTAAACCGGATAGCATTAAGCGGAGGAACGTACGATGACTGGCTGGACGCAGTATATACCCATGAAAGAGTTAAAGGGGTAGAAAATCCGGTATATTGTGGAAGCTTAATAAAAGAGCTGGCATTCGAGGAAGTAATAAGCAACGCAGAAACGGAAGGAAACCCACTGGGTACACTCGCCGGACGTGGAAGATTAACCAGTAAAAACAAAGGCGGTAAAATGGTGATTAAGGTAAGCGAACCGAGCTATATAATGGGAATAGTAAGTATTACCCCAAGGGTTGACTACTCACAAGGAAATGCATGGGATGTAAATCTTAAAACATTTGACGACTTACATAAGCCGGCACTCGATGCTATCGGGTTTCAGGATTTAGATGCAGAATTAATGGCATGGAGCAACTCACAGGTAGACAGTGCAACGGCAGCCGTGACCAAACTGGTAATAGGAAAGCAGCCCGCATGGATAAACTATATGACAGCGGTAAATAAAACCTATGGAAATTTTGCAGATGCAAATAAGGAGATGTTCATGACGTTAAACAGACGTTATGATATTAATCCAACTTCCGGGGCAACCAGTGACAATACCACGTACATAGACCCAACAAAATTTAATAATATCTTTGCAGAGACTGCACTAGATAGTCAGAATTTCTGGGTACAAATCAGTGCAAACGTAACAGCCCGTAGAAAAATGAGTGCAAAAGTAATTCCAAATTTATAAACAAAAAAAGGACTTAGCGTAACCGGTTACGCTAAGTCCTTAAAATACTAAACCAGAACGGAGTGGGCGGTGGATAGCAAGATATATCTCCCACTCCCAACTAAATTTAAATATCATGTATAAATACAAAAGACCAAACAGAAGCCTAGTTAAAACAGATGTTTTAATGGAAGGTGAAACGATAGAAATGAAAGTAAGGCGAATTCTATCTAATAAAGAACCAATAAAGGACGGAGCACCCGAAATATTTACAGACCGAAAGGACGGAGTACAGGGAGCATATAATATCCGAACAGACAGGTGGGAAGTAGCGGCTGAAGCCATGGATTTAGTCACCAAATCCAAACTAGCAAAAAGGGAAGAAAAAGCCAAATTGACCGTAATAAAACCTGATAAAGATGATGAGGTAAAACTAGACGGCGGAGCCGAGCCAACACAAGGCCAAGCTCAGCAAACCTCGACTAAATAAAAATTAGTACGCATGTGTTCTTATATACCAAGTAAGAACACATGCTTTTTTTAAAAAAGCACGAAAAACTAAATTAGGAGGAAATTAAAATGGGTAAAATGGGATTTATAACAGACGTAATTGCCCCAATAGGAGGCGCAATATACCAAAATGCCGTTCAAAATGAACGAGAACGCCGAAGCATGGAAAACCAAAGGCAGTTAATGGACTTGCAACAACAGAACCAAATGGAACTGAATAAACAAGGCCAACAAATACAGCTTGACACATGGATGAAAACAAGTTATCCGGCACAGATGAAAATGATGAAAGAAGCGGGATTAAACCCCGCATTAATGTACGGAATGGGAGGCGGTGGAGGTACTACCACCGGAGGACAAGGAGGAGGAAGCGCAGCCAGTGGAAGTGCACCAGCGCCCCAACAGATGGATATGAAGGCAATAATAGAAGCTATGAAGCTAGGAGTAGAAATTGCCAATACAAAAGCCGATACACTCAAGAAACAAGCAGAAACGCCAAACATAGAGGCAGACACTGCAAAAAAAGAAGCAGAAACAAAAGGACAGGTAATAAAAAATGAAATTGCAGAAGCAAGTAAACAAGATGCAATAAACATCATAAAACAAGACAGCGCAATAAAGAGTAATCAATCACTCCAAACAGAAGTAGAAACATTATTCGATTACTGGGTAAGCGGTGGACAGGGAAATCTAACTCACAGAGATGGAAGTGAAACATATGTAAGCGAAAGCGAAGTAAAAGGAAGTGAGAGATACCAAAAATACCAAGAAGAAAAAAGAAAAGTAGAGGCAGAAGCAGACATTCAAAAAGCAGAGGCGCAACTTAATGAAGTACTCAGAAAATACGGAGCGAACAACACAACCGTGAACGCATTAATGAGTATATTAAGAATAGCAATACTACATAAATAAACCAAACGCAAGCCCATGCCGGGGGCTCCTCATTTTTGCCGAAGTCATAAAAAGACTTCGGTAAAAATCGAGGTGAAATTAAAGCACGATGAAATGAAAAGACATACATGGAATGACAACTTTGAATGTAAAGTGTGCGGATTAAAAAAAGCTACCTATAAAGAGCCAAATCCGGACGGAACTACATACTGGAAAGTATACTACCATAGAGAAGGAGTAATTGAAGAAAATAACGGATGTATAGAAGAACAGTTAAAATTATGGTAAATGTGCCTTTATCCAAAACTAATAATAAATAGAAAGTACATACCAAATAAAAAAAATAACGGAAATGTACCAACTATATACGATGAAAGAGTAAGATACGTGCCAGTAGGCTGTGGGAAATGCATGGAATGCATGAAACAAAAAGCAAGAAATTGGAGAGTAAGACTAATGGAAGAAATAAGAATAAAGGAATGTGAAATAAAATTTATAACATTCAGCTATTCAAATGAAAGCCTAAAGGAACTATATGAAGAAGTAAATAAAGGAAGCATAAAGCTATCCGGATATGAACTAGAAAACCAAGCAGCTAAACTAAGCGTAAGAAGATATTTAGAGAGGTGGAGAAAAAAATTTGGTAAAAGCCAAAAACATTGGCTTGTTACAGAACTAGGACAAATAAATACAGAGCGCCTGCATTTACACGGACTAATATGGACAAATGAAGATATCAAAATAATATCAGAAGTTTGGAAATATGGAAACGTGTATGCAGGCGATTATGTTAATGAAAGAACAATAAACTACATAGTAAAATACCTAAATAAAGCAGATGAAAAACATAAATACTATACTCCAATAATATTAACCACACCAGGGATAGGAAATAATTATATGAAAAGAATAGATAGTAACAAAAATAAGTACAAAGGAGAAGAAACCGACCAGTACTATAAAACAAGACAAGGACTAAAAATACCACTACCAATATATTACAGAAATCATATATACACAGATGAAGAAAAAGAAAAACTATGGATTAACTTAATAGATAAAGAAGTACGATATGTAAATGGGATAAAAATAGATGTTAGTCAAAATGACATAGATTATGAAAGAATGTTACGATATGCAAGACTTGAAAATAAAGCCCTAGGCTATGGAGATGACGAAAAAAACTGGGAGAGAATAAATTATGAAAAAAATAAGAAAAATTTAAAACAGAAGAATATAATAAATAAAAGATTCCGGCCTCCTTCGTCGGCCGGTCAACCTCAATGATTGCCCTTATTTCAAATAAATATACGTTATTGTGGAAATGTAACTGAGTACACAATTAACAAGAAACCCCTTAAATTCAACGCTTTGAATGCAACTCTACTTCGTAGGGCACTAAGTGACCTCGCTTCGCTCCGTCACTTTGTGCCGTGTTTACTAAGAAGTGCGCAGACGTTACCCAGAGGAGGCATACTGCCATATTAAGGGGCATATGTTTAAAAACATATAAAATAAAAAATAAATTAATATACATTTGGTCTATTAAAAACAGTTTTTATAAAAAAACAAAGGAAAAATAAATTTGAATGGTAATATTGCCAGATAATCCATTAAAACTAAACTAAATGGAACACATTGAAACAGTAAAAATTGTACTAGGTGGAGTAGTAATACTCTATGAAACATTGAGTAGGGTAGTACCTACTTCAAAAAATTGGACTATAGTCGGAAATGTCCTAAAAACATTATTAACTATTAGTAATTATCTAAACATTAAAAAAAAGTAAATCATGACAAATGTAAAAACATTGCCTAACATACATGAACAGGCACCGGAAAATGACATGTTAATGGAAAAAACGGAAGTATTTAATACACCGTTTGTAGTAATTAGCATAAAGGAAAAACATGAACACTTTGGAACTCTCGGAAATTACCGAATAACAGAGGTATATTCAACCAAAGAAGAAGCAATTAAAGGAACTGAGGCCATAACATGGAACCGGATAATACAGTTAATGACATTAGTTATAGAAATCATTAAAAAACAGGAGGGAACAAAATGAAAACAACATTAGGAGGTGAACGCTTAGGAAGCGGAAACAAACAGGAAATTAGCATAAGGAATTACGAAAGAAGTACACACGATTTGAGCTACTTATGGAGAAGCAGTATGAGTTCAGGGACATTAGTTCCCTTCATGAACATATTAGCCTTGCCCGGAGATAGCTTTGATATAGACCTGTACACAGATGTAAAAACCTTACCAACCGTTGGACCACTATTTGGAAGCTACAAAGTACAACTTGATGTATTTGAAATCCCGATGAGATTATATAACGCAAAGTTACACATGAACTTACTGGGCGTAGGAATGGATATGAGTAAAATCATGTTACCACAAATGGAAGTAAGAGAAAACAACGCGGCCGGACGAGTGCATAATTATGCAGATAACAGCCAAATAAACCCAAGTAGTCTACTATCATACTTAGGAATCAGGGGAATTGGCAAAATAAGCGGAGCAACCACTCCCGCAAAAAGGTACTTCAATGCAATTCCTCTACTCGCTTACTGGGATATATTTAAAAACTACTATGCCAACAAACAGGAAACGCAAGCGTATTATATCCATACAGACGATGTCAACATAACAGCCGCAATGACAATAAGAGCCGCACTATTATACAGCGCCGCAGACATGTCATTTAAATACGATGTGTTAAATAATGCTCAAAACTGGGCAGTTGGTGATGTAATCAGGATAAAGTACTATGATACAGCCGTTGAGCCAGACATGACAAAAATGGCCGTAACAGGTGGATATTTAAGCGCATTTGCAACAAAATTAAGTTGGGATACCAACATTGACGGATACAATATCCTAACAGTAAGAAGCACAGTAGCCGCCGCTAAAGCAGTATTACCTGTACAAAGCCCTGCATTAAATCCATTAGACCCTATGATATATTTAGAAAGCTTTGCGCTTGAAAATATTGATACTATGAGAACCTTAATATTGCAACATTCATTAGCAAGTGCATTCATAGTAGATAAAGACAGTGCAAAACCATATTCATGTTTTTGGGAAACCGTAGGAACAACCGGGGTAAATCAGAAATACTCACAGTTCTACTCTCAGGAAGGACTAGCAGTAAAAACCTACCAAAGTGACCTATTTAACAACTGGCTTCAAAGCGAATGGATTGACGGAGAAGATGGTATTAATGAAATTACCAAAGTAAGTACTACCGGAGATGCCTTTACAATCGACAGCTTAAACCTAGCACAAAAGGTGTATAATATGTTAAACCGGATAGCATTAAGCGGAGGAACGTACGATGACTGGCTGGACGCAGTATATACCCATGAAAGAGTTAAAGGGGTAGAAAATCCGGTATATTGTGGAAGCTTAATAA